GTGCTCAGCGTGAATACATTGTGGAAAGACTTCAAGAGCTCTTTCCTGAATCTTATACGACTATGCGCATTAGTGATGTGTCATTGTCTAAAAAGGTGAACACCAAACTTAGTAAGGCATACAAGGAAAAACCCATCAGAACCATGGGGGAGGCAACTGAAACCCTGAATGATATTTATGACATGGGCTACTTCAATAAAGGCTTTAAAGACTTCGAAAGAGACTTTAACAGACAACACTATGGATTGCTTTGGGTTAATCGAGTAGATGACATGCTTTGCCTTCATTCTCTTAAGGGATTTGAGTCTTTTGTGGTTAGAGATCAAAGAAGTGGAGCATTAAAGGCAGTTATTATCAACTATCCCGATGCTGAAATCACTACCACAACAACCAGTGACACTGATTACATGGAGCAGATTATTGCTGAATCTCAAAATGATTCATCTGCAACAGGTAGAGTCTATGCCATGTGGACTGCTGATTATCATAGTGTTTGGAAGTCCAGAGTCTCACAAGGGGTCAAGGGCAGTGTAGTAAAAGAGATTATCAACATGCCAATAGAGGGGAATGAGTCAATGATCAATCCCCTGGGAATGTTGCCATTTGTTTTTGCATCAAAATCATCTGCTATTGATCTTCCCTTTGTTAATCCAATCACAGAGCAAGCTATTGTCTACAATCTATTAGCCTCGGATCTTCTCACGGCAAGCTCACTCCAGGGATATGGGCAGTTGGTGCTCAAGATGCCCGAGGGCTACGAGATGGCAAAGCTTCACACTGGAATGACTACTGCCATCAATCTCCCATTAGTAGATAGCGCAGAGAATCAAGCTGATGCATCTTATATCAATGCAAATCCTGACTTATCCGGTATGCAAGATGTCTTAAGAGACTATGCAGAGCAAGTTCTTAGTGAGCATGGAATCACTGCAAGTCAGGCAGCAGGTGAATTCTCATCTGGACTTGAAAGACTCATAGCTAATGCGGATGTGAGCGATTACATCAATGCTAATCAAATGTATTTTGCAGAGCTAGAAAAGCAAGTTGCTAATATCGTTAGAAGATATGGAGAAGTCTATGGGGACTTCAATCTAGGTGATGAAGAATTTCGCATTGTATTCCCTAAAGCAAAGGTCATGATCAGTGACCAGGAAACCCTTGCTAATATCAAAACCAGAATGGAGCTAGGATTGATCACTGAGGTTGAAGCAATGCAGGTCATTGATCCAAACCTAGATGATGATCAGGCCAGAGAAAAGCTAGAAGAAATCAAACAAGAAAAGCAGATGAAAATGCAGTCTTTCATAGGTGGAGCCAATGCCAATATCCAAGGAAGAAGTGAGCAAAACAATCAAGCTGAACCTATCCAAGATCAAGAAGAATAAAAAAGCAGCGATTGAAGAAGTTGGGGAGTTTATAAGAGACTCCATTTTAGATCATGTAGGAGAAGCTAAAACACCAATACAGGGGGGTAAATATAACCCATCTCTAAGTGAATCCTATAAAAAGATTAAGTCTAAAATATCAGGCAACACAACTGCCAACATGGAACTCTTTGGAGACATGCTAGATTCTCTTGAATACAAGACTAATGCAAAGACAGGTGAGCTTACGGTAGGCATATTTGATGAAACCGAAGCGGCAAAGGCTTACGGCCATCATACAGCATTTAAGGGGCATCCTAATCCCAAGATGAGAAAAAGAAGCAACAGAAGGCAATTCATTCCCAATAGTGGTCAAAAATTTAATGATGAGATCACCAGGGGCATCCAAAGGATATTAGACGAATATGCCAGCGAAGATTAAAAAACGACTAAAAGCACTTCAATTCGCAGAGCTTGCAAAGCCCAAGTTTTTTAAAAAGGTAAATAATTTTATTACAAGATTAATTGTGGCAACCATCAAAAAAGGCATATCTCCAGTTAATCAGAAATCAGCAGAACCAAAAAATACAGGTGGCAAATCAAGATACCAAAAATACAGCGAGTCTTATATTAAGCAAATGGGAACAGGGTCTGGGGCATTGCAATCAAAAAAACAGACTCCAAGAAACCTAGAGCTCACAGGTAAAATGCTTAAGTCTATTAGAACAAGAAAAGCCAAAAACTATGTAAGAGTTTGGTTTTCAGATGAAAAAGCCAAATATCACAATGAAGAAGGGGCGGGAAAATCCAAGGTCATTAGAAGGATGCTGCCTAAAGATGGTGAGGAATTCTCAAGAAATATTCAAAACAAAATTGTCGAAGCGTTAGGCGAAGCCATAAAATCGGTCATTAAGTAGACAAAGTGTGTCTATTTAATTTTAAATAATATTAGAAACGAAGGTTTCAAGGAGAGAAAACATGGATGAAGTCGAAGGACAAAACCAAGTCGTTGCAGAAGAATCAAACGTCGAAGGACAAGCAGTTGATTTAGAAGCATTGCAGGAACAAGTAACAAAGCTGGCATCTCAGAATGAGAGGCTATTGAGTGAATCAAAGAATTGGGCTGGAAAGTACAGGGATTTGAGAGATTCAGTAGACAGTCAACAGAAGCAGGAGCTCGAGAAGTCTGAAAATTGGAAAGAACTTCTTGAGAGAGAGAAGCAGGAAAAGTTTGATCTTAGTGAGCAGATGAAATCACTTAGAGAAAACGCGCTAAGGCAGTCACTTAATTTTGAAGTGGCAAAGTATGCCCAGGATGCTCACAAGGTAGAAAGGGTTATCGGTGCAGTTCTTGACTCTGATGCAGTTCAGGTTTCAGATGACCAGACCAGTTTTATGGGTGTCAAAGAAGCTATTGAAGCTCTTAGAAATGATGAGCCTTATTTGTTCAAGCAAGACAAGCCAGTAGGCATGGTTAACTCAAATCCAAGTGGTAAGCCTCCAAGACAAAAAACAATGGCAGAGATGAGCGGTCACGAAAAAGACGCACTGCTGAAAGAAAGTATTAAATCAATTTTAAAAACTAGGAGATAAAAATGGCTGACGTTTTGATGGGTGTAACAGAAACCAGTGCAGCGGCACTTGATGTTATTAGCTCAAGAGTACAAGAGTACCTTCAACAAGAATCTAAAATGCTTCCACTTGTGAGCAACTTCTCTGACTTGGTAGTACCTGGATCAAAGCAGGTAGAGATCCCAAGATCAGGAGGATTTACAGTTAATTCAAAATCAGAAAATACAGCAGTTAGTGCCCAGGCTATTACCTATAGCACTGATGCAATTGCTCTAGATCAACATAAAGTCATTCAGTGGCTGATCGAGGACATCGCCTCTGAGCAGACCGTTGTTAGAGTTGTAGAAGATGCATTGATGAAAGCCGGTAAGGATATGGCCAGAGATATTGACCAAGCCCTTATCAACAGACTTGAGGCAGCATCTGCAGCGGCCCCAGATCACAGAGTTGGATATGCAAACAACCCAACAGATACAATCCAAGAGACTGACATTCTTAATGCTAGAAAACTTCTTCAACAGCAATACATTGATCCAATGGAGTGCTTTCTAGGTGTATCACCTTCTCAAGAAGAAGCAATGTTGAAGCTTACTAACTTCATCAGAGCGGATTACTATGGCGGTGGTCAACCTTTGGTCTCAGGCGAGATCGGGAGAGTTTTCGGCGTACGTGTGATCGTTCACAACGACTTTGAGGATCTTAAGTCAATTATGTGGCATCCATCAGCAGCTGGATTTGCTCAACAATTTGCCCCAAGATTCCAAAGTGATCTTGACCTTGCTAACCTTGGTCGTAGATACTCACTCGATTGTCTCTACGGAACTCAAACACTTGATTCAGGTGTTAGATCCGTAATGATCGGTACAGCAGCTTAATTCAACTGGGGGGCGTTGACCCCCCTTTTTTGGTTTTATTGAATGGAAAAATCCACATTAGTTCCTGTTGCCATCGAGGCAAAAACCAGATCAGAACTATCTTTCAAATGCCTTGAAAACAACCTAAAACACGGTATGTGGTTTAAGTATTTCGATTTTCAAAAAGACGGCAAACGCTGGGTATGTTGGTATTATGCTGATGTTGAAAAACATGTAATGGAATACCAGATTAAAAGGGTTTTGAAAGATGAGTGACTTTGACAAGAAATCAATTAAAGACCGAGAATTTAGCAAATTTAGTGAAACATCTAGAGGTAAAACAGCGGTCAATGTAATTCCCTTGAATAGTGGTTCAATTATTGAGGGTATTTCTTATGACTATCTCTATATTGATCGCCCGGACAATGTGACAGAAATTTATACTTATAGAATTGGTGGTCCAACTGGCGAAGTGCAAGCTTTAGTTCGTGCCATTTACACGTCTGGCTCAGAGAAATATTTACAAAGCATTGAGAGGTTAGACCTATGAGGCTTGTTTTTGATTTTATTAAAGGGATAGTGACAACTGGCAACAATGAGGTGATCATAGAATCAACGAATGACGGCACCTTTGACTTTGACACAGTGGATAGCGGAGACATTACAATTGATCTGGGTGACAGGGAGTCGGTTGGCTCATCTGCAGATTATGGAAACAGGATTTAGCAAATGGCCATCCTTCGAGTCCCCAAGATAACAACACTGGCAAGAAAAGAGCTTATTTTTTTAGAGGCAGAAATTGTGTTTGATATTGATTTAGGTATTTTTTTCGGTGGAGATGGCGTCACAAAAGGCGGTATTGAACTCGGTAGCCAAGGTGGTATCAGGATTTTTCAGGAAACATTTACTATCACACAAGACAATATTGATAGCGGATTATTGGTTCTTGCAAGGCAGCCTATTTCGCCTAGTACAACCTCTTTGGTCCCAATTGGTGGCCCTCCACAAGTTTATGGTGTTGATTTTGAAGTTATTGATAACACCGTTAGCTTTAAAGGTTTAGGTTTAGAAAATTTTTTAGAAGTTGGCGAAAAGTTAATTATAACTTATTCGTCTTTGCCAAATATTTAGGGGGATAAATATGGCTACACAAATCAAAAAGAAGTACATTGAAAATGATGGGATTGATGGCCTAAAGCTATTATTGCTTGCTGGTCAAACAATCAGGAGACTAAACGAAGAAGGCGCAGAACAAGATGTCATTGCTTACCTAGAAGGTTTGGTGAGTGATGAAAATTCTAGGGCTGTCCTTGCCGAGTCTGGTCTTGATACTAGAATTACTGAGCTTGAGGCGCAAGTTGGTAGTGATCTACAAGCTGCTATTACTCAGCTAGAGCAAGACATTCAAGCAGAGGCAACATTAAGAGCTTCTGAAGTTACTAGAGTTGAAGGTCTCATCTCAGACATGGACGCTGCCTACAAAGCGGCTGACCAAAACCTTGCCGATCAAATTTCTCGCCTACAAGGTGCTGGTAATGTTGTTTTTGAGGACAATGCTGCTGTTTATGCTGACGGTACCGCTCCAACTGTAGAGCCTTCTGGTCAAGATGGCTGGTACTACAAAAACGACGGTCAAAACATTGGCTTTGGTGGAGCCGACAAAATTAACTGGTATTTCTTTGATGGAAGTGTCCAGACAGAAACTATTGGTTCTACTCTAACTGGCTATGCTGTTGGTGAAATCAAAGGGGCAGAGCCTTTTCACCTTGCCATTTACACGTTTCCGCAAGGTGATGGTAATGATGCTGGCTCTTGGTATAGATCAAGAATGGTTTATGTTCCAGCAAATGGATCATACGAGCAAAACAAAAAATACCTTTTTGTAACAAGCTTAGAGGATACACCAGCAAGTCTTTACCCTGACCTTGAAAGAGTTGTGATGGTTCCTTCTCAAATTTCAACTGTTGGTCCACAAGACCCAAGTGAGCAAATTCTTACTGCTTCACTAGGAACTAATTCAGTGGCTCAGCAAAACAGCGTCGAAGTTCTAGTTAACAATGTTGGTTACGCTTCAAGCGTTAACGGTGTTGTTGATACTAGGTTTGAAATCAGAGGCGACTTTACCCTTGCTGGAATTAAGGAATCCCTAAGCGAAGAAGAGTTCAAAAGACAATCTGAGGACGAGAGAGTTCTTGGCGAGTCAAAGTCTTACACAGACACAAAAGTTTCTGAGCTTGTAGACTCTGCTCCTGAAGTCCTTAACACTCTTAAAGAGCTTTCTGATGCTC